CCTTACTCGAGAACGCGTCCGAGTTTGTACCGATCCCGGCTAAGTTAAAGGATACCTTAATCCAGTTAAGAGACAAGTCCGACAAGGGCGAAAAGTAAGGAGCTGATTTTGTGAGTATAAAAATCGGTCATGCGTCAATCGATGAAAATAATAAAATTCAAGGCGGATCCGCCGGAGATCAGACGAGAAAAGAGGTTTGTACTAGATCTTATTATCTCAATTCTAAAGGTTGGTACTTATTAAGACCTAAAAACGTAGACGTGGCGAATATTATCGCGGTGGCTATGTTGGAGGCTTGTAATAATGATAATATCGGATACGATCAAAGTAACCGGACCGGCGTTATTAAGGAATTAAAAGTATACGGAACCCTCGGAAAAATCGCGGTAAAAACGGAGTGTGATTGCTCCTCACTCGTTCGAGCTTGTTGTATCCAGGCGGGTTTCGATCCTGGTAATTTCTCGACCGCTACCGAGGCGAATATGCTCGAGGCGTCCGGTTATTTTATGAAACGAGTATCCGTTACCTCGGGAACTGTATTACATAACGGCGACGTCTTGGTTACCAAAACTAAAGGTCATACGGTCGTAGTAGTTAGCGGTAATCCTCGAGAACTGTTAGCGATTGACGGAAAATGGGGCAAGGGTACAACTAAACGCCTCCAGGAGATTTTCGGTACTACCGAGGACGGTATCGTATCCGATCAAAATAAAAAGTATAAATCTGAAAACCCAGGACTTACCTCCGGGTGGGATTGGAGAGAAAAGCCGAACGGTAAAGGATCTCAGCTTATAAAGGCATTGCAGAAATGGGCGGGTATGAATAAATCCGATATCGACGGCGTGATCGGTCCTAATACGATCAAAGCATTACAGAGAAAACTCGGTACACCTATCGACGGCAAGGTTAGCGAGATCTCCGCTATGGTTAAAGCATTACAGACCTGGTGTAATGAGCAATAATTTTAAACGCGTTAAACGGCTCAAATTTACGCAATTTCGTAAATGGTAAGCAAACTATCGAGGAAATAAGAAAAACCGCTCTATGAGGCGCTGAGAGCGCGAGAACGGTACGAGAATTAGAAAAGGTCGGGGAGATATAAACTCCTCGACCTCTTTTTTTTATTTACCATTGTTGAGGGTGGCATAATTTACAACGCTTTAAACCTTTAGCGACCGCCTCGCTCCAAAGGATCGTATCGTAGTTTTGTTTTAAGCCTCTACAATTTGCGTCGTCGTGATATGCTTTAGAATTTTTATTCACATATACATAATTTACATTATATTTTTTAACCGTTTCGGATATCTGCCTATCAGTAATACGATCCCATATTTTATACTTTTTTCGATAGTGAATACCTAACCACAAAAACAAAGCTCCGAAGATTACGAAAAGAAATCCTCCTACAGCGAAAGAAAGTATCCCGATAAACATACATATTCCGCATAATATAAAACAGATAACGGACGATATTTTATAGGTTTTCGGGGACGGTAGCTTATTACTCATAACAGACCTCCTTTAATCTTTTTTTAATATTTTAACATAATTTTTCGAATTTTCAATATATAAAAAAGGACGCTCTTTCGAACGTCCGAAAATAACTAACTTATTAAGTGGAAATCTATTTCCAACGTTTCGAAAAACAGTTTCTTACTCATACTAACTAAGCGGTTCTCGACCGTGTACCGGAGATATCTATAATATATCTCGGTGGTTGGGAAATCGCGTAACCATTCCGCGGTAACGCCGGTATCTTCTATCCATTTACGATATGAACTATTTAAGTTTACGAAATACTCCAGGGATCCGGAACTAGGTTCCGTGTCGAAATACTCCGGATATAATCTCGTTATATAATTTAATCTATCTTCCGGTGCCTCTAATATCATTCGTGCAATCTCGATCCTATGATCTGAGAATGGATCATCAAATTTCGATAATGTGTTTTTTCCCATAAAAATAACTCTCCTAAATAGTGAAAGAAACGTTTTTCGGTAATCATATTTTACCCAGGACGTCTCCAGGTCCTTTTTTTGTTTCCGTCGTATCCTCGCCTCCTTTAACGGATAAAAGCATTATAGCACTATAACATTAGAAAAATCAATAAATTTTTTACAAATTATGGAAATAATTTTCGATAATTTAAAAATATTATTTTTAAGAAATTATTTTAAAAAAGTTATATATGTCGATTGACATATATAAAAATCCGTGGTAAAATGAGGTATAAGTTAAAACAATATAGGAGGCGACGTTATGAAAATAGCTACATTAAAGGAACGTATCGAAAAGGCTACTCAGAAAATCGAGAAGAAAGAAAACACGATCACAAAAAAGACCGCTCAGATCGAGAAGAAATACAAGGCTCTCGAAAAGCTCGGAGTTAAGGATCCGGCGGAACATGATCCCGAGGAATTCCGGGACGCTGAAAACTGGCACGATATTTTTTGGACCTACGCGGATATCAAACATTTAAAAGAGGATATCACTCGAGGCGGTAAAGAGATCGAGGCAACCAAAGCGACTCTCGCGAAATACGAGGCTCAGCTCGCCGGAGAGATTGAAAAGGAGAGTATCTTCCTTAAAGAGATCCCGGAGATCTTCAAGTCCTTACAAGACGAATTAGTCGAGACCTGGGATATATGGGATCTCAATAGACGAAATCATCTTACGAACGTATACGAGGAGTTAGGATACCGAGAATTTATTAAACAGTATTCTTATAGCGATTACGAATTTATCAGAACGGAAAACGAGAAGATCCACTCCGATAACGAGAGAGACGCTAAGGCGCTGATCCTGGATCTCTACTTTAGAGTAAAGGACATTACCGGAGAGGTTACCGATTGGGACGAGATCAGAGCTACCCAGGGTACGAACGGATTTACAGTACTTAACGGATACGTAACCGGTAAAGAGGGACGAGCTAAGGTCGAGAGTATTCTCGCCGGCGGTTACAATATCCAAAGATTACACGTTAGAGTTTTGGTTCACGAAATTTAAAAGAAAACATACCGACCGGGAGCGGTTAATCTCCCGGAATTTTCTAAGGGGTGGATCACATGACAGAGAACGAGAAAAAGCGTATAGAGGATTATATTAACGATTATCGGGTTTATCCGGAGGAGTACAAAGGTAAGAGGGATCGGGCGGTTTTGCATACGCTCGGCTCTAATTATAAATTGGATTCGAAAACTCTAAGAGTTACCAGGCTCGAGGGACGTATTAACGATAACGGAGATTTCGAGATCGTCGGTCGCTTTTCGTTCCCGCTCGGTAAGCCGGAGGAAAGAGTCCCGGATAATTCGACCGACCTTAAACCGATTATAAAATCCTATAACGAGCTTGTAACGGATCTCGGGTTTAAAGATAGTATTATCGGTCCAGGTAAAAACGAAAACTGGAATTTGCGAGATATGGTTTCCGAGGTCGAATATATCCGGAGTCTCTACTATACCAAAGGTCACGATCGAAACAAATTAAAAGCGGACGACCTGGTTACATTTAACCGGCACACTTACCGACTCCGGTATTTTCTCCGAACCCATAAACCGAAGATCTCCGACTTAGTGGTTACCCAGGAGCATAACAGTAAATACGACAACATAGGAGGATAAACAATGTTTATTTTAAAAGAAATCCTGGAGGAGAGAAATATTACCTCCCAGGCTCTCGCGGATAAGACCGGGATCCCGAAACAGACTATTGATCAATATAGGAGCGGTCGGAGAAAAGAACCGACTTTCAGCAACGGATTAAAAATCGCCGAGGCGTTAGGCGTGGATCCGAGAGAACTAATAAAAGAGGATACCGATTAAGGTATCCTTTTTTAGTGTATATTTTATACATAGCGTGAAAGAATGATATACTATACATACTGAGGTTTTAACGTATTCCATATAAGGATACTCGCCAAAGCGGATATCCCTATATGGAATACAACTAAAAAGGCTCCGGAGTGGGCGGATAAAGCCGGCGGTTACGCGATCCAGGGGACGTTCGCTAAATTTATAAAGGGTATTACCGGAGACTATTATAACGTAATGGGTTTACCGATAAGCAGAGTCTACCAGGAATTACGAAAACTTTAAATCCTATAGAAAAGAGGTCCCGACTTTCGGGATCCTCTTTTTTGTATTTTTATGCAAATTTCCAGTGGATATAAATATCCTCGTTATCGATCTCTATAAACGAGATAAGCGTCTCAATCGCGAGGCGGATCTCGTTAAGATCTTTCCGATCCAATACCTCGGAGAACGTGCTTACGATCTCCCGGACCTCCTCCTCGGTCATAACGTTAAGCTCCGCGTTAAGATTTTCTAATTCTTTCTCGAGTCCTTTTTTATGCTCGTTAAGCGGTTCGATCTTTTCGGATACCTGGTCGATCGTAAAGGTACCGATACCGTAGAGATCCATAAAGCGGGAGATCTGATCGTCGAGCTTTTTAATCTCGGTTTTTAAAATATCGATCTTGTTAGGAGAGTCGTTCGCCTCCGCTTTTTCTTTTCGTATAAGGTGGAAGTATTCCGGATCCGTAGCGAGCTTTCTAATCTCATTTATAACGAGATCGTCGAGATCTCCCATTCTCCAGTAAATATTTTTACAATTTGGATCCTTTACCATTTTCGGAACCTTTTTCGACCTGGAGTAACAAGCGTAATAATGATTATATGATCCGTTCCTCGTTTTACCGCTTTGTTTAGAGAACTTGGCTCCGCATTGTTTACAGTATATAAAACCTCCGAGGTAGGTCGTTTGCTTACCGCATTTCTTTTTATGTTCCGCGTAATCCTCCGCTCGCTGAGTGAGGAGCTTTTGTAATTTCTTAAACGTCGCCTCGGTAAGTATTGGCGTATGGTTTCCCTTATACCAGGCGTTTCGATGTTTTATATACCCGAGATATATCTTATTGGCGAAAACGTATTTTAAGCGTTTAGGATCCCATTTACGGAGTTTTCCGCTCTTACCTCGGTAAGTATATCCCTTTTGATCGAATATCGTACAGATCGTCCGGAGTGGCGTTCCTTTAAGGAATAAATCGACCGCCTCCAGGATTTGCATTTTTTCGTATTCGTTAATCTCTAACTCCTCGGTCGTAGGGTTATAATCGTAACCGATCGGTTCGGAGGATCCTCCTCCCCATTTACCCTCTTTTGCCCGAGCCTCTTTACCCATGAGGGTACGCTCGTTAATCTTATCTTTTTCGAGCTGAGCGAACACGGCGAGAAATCCGATCATAGCGCGACCGAGTGGTGTATTAGTCGAAAAATTCTCGGTCATAGATACAAAGTCCGTATTATTTGTAAGGAATACTTTTTCAATTAGATAAAGCGTGTCAAACTGAGAACGGCTAAGTCGATCCAATTTGTAAACGACTACGGTATCGATCTTACCGTCCTCTACGTCCTTAATCATTTCGTTAAGACCTGGACGATCCATATTACCGCCGGAGTAACCGGGATCTACGTAAACCTTAACGATACTCCAACCCATAGCCTCGGCGTATTTCTTTAACCGGTCGGTTTGCTCTCCGATCGAGTATCCCTCTACTTGCTCCTGGGACGATACCCTTACATAAAGCGCTACTCTTAACACGTTTCTAGCTTTCATCATTTCTAAATCCATTTTCCAACAACTCCCTTTTTATTTTCCCCGGGGAGGTGTGATATAATTCTATTGTCAAGGTTTAACCTCTTGCCGGGGGTTAACTTGGTACGCCGTCTCGGTCCTATCGAGGCGGTTTTTTTCGTGTGAAAATAGCAAATATAACAAAATAACAAAAAAATCTCTAACTCCTTATATATTTTATTTTTATATACTATATATACTATTATTTATATTTTTCTTAAGAGTAGAGAAAAAAATAATAATTATGTTATATATGATAAGAAATCCTTTATTTATGCGGGTTTCCTCATAACAAAATGTATAACAAAATGGTAACAAAAACTGGTTTTCGTTATAGTTTTTGTTATATTTCGACCTCGAAAAAATTTTTGAAAAAATGAGTTTTTGTTATAATGGTCGTTTTTGTTATGTTTTTGTTATGGTTTTTGTTATATTACGATTGACTCTTTTTAACCATTTCGAGGGAAATATCGATCCCGTTTACGATCGTATTTATTTCCTCTTTCTTTACTTTTTTACCCTCTAACAAAAGATCCTGGTAAGTGAGTAAACGCTTTTTAGTATCCTCGAGGATTTGGTCTACGTCTTTCGGTTCTTTTATTTCGATATCAAGAGGCATACCGTCGATAACGACTCTATAATCCAAAGGCTTAGTAACGATCTCTCCCTCCGCTAACGCGTCCGGACTAATGTTAAGAGCTTTACAGATCTTAAAGATCACGCCTACGCTCGAGTTATCGATACCGCGCTTAAGTACTCCGTCAAGGGTGGAATAAGGCATATCGATTTCGATTGTAAATTCTCTTATACTTTTGTATCTCTCCAGGATATATTTTTTTAATTTCTCCTCTTTAGTCATATATTTACACCTCCTTAGTGATTAGTATTATACTCCCGGGTTATCGCAATTTCAAGAATAAATTAACGAAATTTCGTAAATCTTTTTTGAAATTTTAAAATTCTATAAGTAAAAATAAATCTGAAAAGTGCTTAAAAAGCCTTTATTTATGCGGTTTTGACGATATTTAATAATCAAAATTTGCTCGAAAAAAATATTTTTCAAAAAATTAAAAATTGTTATTGACAATTCACGAAATTGGGTGTATATTCAAAATCGTGATTCACGTAATTGAGTGAATATTTGATTTTATGTGAATTGATTCACAGATTAGAGAGGAGGTTTTATATGTATCGAAACGTATTAGCGGAAATGAAACGCCAGGGATTAACCGGCGGAAACATGGCGGAGGCTTTAGGAGTTACTCCGGGAACATGGTCTCAGAAAGTTAATGGTAATTATCCTTTTACTTTCCGCGAGGCGGTAAAGGTTAAGGAAGTCCTTAAAACGGACTTACCACTCGAGGAATTGTTTAAGGAATTTAAGGAGGGGGTTTAATGGTCTATCACGTTATGAAAGACGGATCCGTTAAAACTGATATTACCGGTCACGTCGTTAAAGTAAAGGACGCCGAACCGCTTTATCAGTTAATGGCTCAAATAAGCGGATCTACCATTAAACAAAAGAGAAAACGAGGTTAAGTATGGTAAAAGATTTTTTAAATTGGTATCTCTCCTCCTGGTATTTGGTGGAGTAGTGGTAATCCTGGGAACCGCGGGAGCGTCGGATCTCGGGACGATCGGTTTAAATGAAATGATGATCCGAGGAATTATCGGACTCGGTTTAAGCCTGGTCGGGTATTTGGGTTTAAAGATTGGAGGTTTTGAACATGTCGAAATTGAGAGAGGGAACTAAGGTAGAGACGACAACCGGTTTAATCGGTACCGTAGAGGCGATTTACGATATGGGAACGGTCGTTTATTATATCGTAAAACTAGAGGAGGACGGATCCTTATATAAGTTTTTCGAGGATCAGCTTACCGAGGTCGAGGAAGAACCGGCGCCGGAAGAACCTACCGAGTCCGATAGTATTACAATCACTCGAGAGGAGTTTCAAGATAAGATTTCCGTTGTTATCGCGGATATACTCGCTACGGCGTATATAAAAGGCGATAGGTTACTCTATACCGCATTAAGAAGTATCTCTCCGTTTATTTGTGTAAATACCGAGTACGCTCTTTTCGGAGAACCGAGGGAGGAGGCGTAGTAATTGCCTAAAATGTTTTTAACGTGCGATTGGTGCGGTAAAGAATATACCACCTATCGACGCGGGAAATATCATAGTTTTTGCTCTATCGAATGTAGACGAGACGGAGCTAAACTCGTAGGCGAAAGCATGGACGCGGAAACTCGAAAGCGAGCCGGAGAGAGACTTACTTATTATAATAAGAATGTTTTTAATCACGGCGAGTATAGAGAACGTCAAGCGGAAAGCCTTAGAGGTCGAGGCGAGGGAAAAGGATATACCAAAGTTAACGGCGTACACGAACATAGAACCATAGCGGAGACAATTCTTGGTAGACCGTTAGAACCTGGAGAAATCGTCCACCATATCGACGGAAATAAACTTAACAATGATCCGGACAATTTGAAAGTAATGACTCAATCGGAGCATATCCGAGAGCATTTACACCGAGGAGGTGGTCGACTTGCTCAAACTGTTTAGACACCAGGAGATCGCGCTTTCCTATATGCGATCAAATAATTTTTTCGCTCTATTCATGGAGCAAGGTTAAGGAACCGGTAAGACTATCCCTACACTATGTAGAGTTTTGGACCTTGCTAAGTCCGGCAATATCGAAACGGCTTTAGTAGTCGCTCCGAAATCCGCGCTCGGATCCTGGGAGAGAGATATAGAGCTTTTCGAGGAATTGGATCGAGAAATCCTCCGGTCGGTAATTACTCTCGTAAATTATGATAAGGTTTGGAGAGGCGAGGAGAAAAGTCCTTACTATAAAAAATACGGTTGTATC